AGACATTTAAAAGTCGACGGTACCATAAAAGTGTTTGGCGATGATATTATCTGCCAATCCGAAATTGCTGAATCAGTCATTAAGACGTTCAACTTCCTTGATTTAACCATAAATGTGGATAAATCGTTTATTAACCCACCATTTCTAGAATCCTGTGGTATGGATGCTATCTATGGTAATAATATTAGGCCATTATATGTTAAATATATCCCGCAATCAATCGATCAATGGATCAGGGTTGCTAACGGCATTAGGCGTGTTTGTTACTATAACAATGCTTATGCTTGGCGTTCTGCTTTTTCTCGTGATCTTTGGAAAAGGGTTGTCAGGGCTATACCCCAGCAATCCCGTTTATATGTCCCAAGGATCTACGGAGACAGCGGTATCAATATCGAGTCGTCATTCCTTTTCACCTTTAGAAAACCAAAGGCAGGAGACGCCGAATATTGTAACGGTTCCGGTGGAGTTAGATATCCGAACAACGGATTCGACACCAACGGTAACCCGTTCTGGTCCGAGTTTATTAAAATCCGAGCCAACTGTGAACAGTACCAAAGCAGCTTCGGTACCGAGCTGAAGGGCTTAAAAGCTGATATAGTTCAAAAACTAGTATCAGATCCTTCCTTGCGTGGCGCTGGCTGGCGTGTTTGTAGCGACAGCGAGTACCGTTATCCACTTCTGTTTAATTCAACCGGAAATAGAACTCAATTTAAATGGGTTCCTTATACGGGCTTCTTTGGCCGTGCTCCAGATGACAACGTGGATGATTTGTTCGAATTCCTTAAAAAGAATGGAAACGAGTATATAACTGATTCTAATCATATAGTAAAAGTCTATGAAAATAGGCTCACTATACGGAGAAGAGAAGTGATATCCGCATTACGCAGTCTCGTAGAAATAAGACGAACTGTTATTATGGAAGTTCAGGACATTACTTTTGAATTGTAATTCCTGGCAAGTATCCACTTGCTTAATTCACTATTAAAACAATAGTCTAGGTATCCAATCCTAGTGGGGTGACGATAAAGTCG